GTAAATACTGGCATCGTATGTGGATGTTATAAATTTGTGCATATTATAATGAGCGTCCTTTTATGTTTTTATTTGGATATTTTACTTCAAAAATACAAGGGTCTAATGACGGATATATAATCTTACCGTTAGTTGCTTCCTCTATATTATATGCATTTGATGAATAGTTTCCATCTCCCCCGCATAGGTTGTATATTTTTACGGATGGCACACTCATAACACCATCTACATTTGCTAATATTAATTCAATTTCAGAAATATTGATTGGTTTATTGAATGTCCAATTATCTATATTGAAATGATTTTGAATTTCAATTAAACAATTTGCAACAACTTCCCGTTTATTATAATTTGAATAGCATACTACTTCAAAATCAACTCCTATATTTACAATAAATCCATCTATAATATTAACGCTATCGGTTAGCATTCTGTATTCCGCTAAATATGTTTTTAGATTTTGCTTAACTGCTTGGTTTATTTGAGTTAATTTTTTATTAACATCATATCCCAATACATACATATTAATTGCAAACGGATTATTTGATGCGGCAATTGATGTAGATTTTTGAGAAAGATATTTAACTAATTGAGTGTGTATCTCCGATTTAGATTTATTTTGCAATCCCTCAACGACTCCAACAAATTCTGCTATATTTTTGGGTGATGCTAATATAGATGCGGGTGAATTATCATCAATCTCTCCATCCGCACTAACATATACTTTTGCAACACTACCATATCTTTCTGGCATAGATAATGCTCTAACTGTATAATCTTGTCTGGTAACTGCTCTGTTTTGTGAGCCAAACATAGCTAATGCGTTTTGACGAATCTCTTCAATCGATTCAACTCCCCTACCACCAACTGCTGATTCTAAATTCTCAACTGCTACTGTTGATTTTATAGCATTATAATTATTTAACTCGGCATCGCTACTGAATGATAGTAAATCTTCTTCAAATTCCAATCTACGAATTGATGTTAAATCTCCTTGATTTATATTAGAACTAATTCCACCGCCAACTAAATAAGTTATAAGTAATTGAGTATTAACCGGAACTATTCCAAATGTATTTGTTTTTAAAAAATTAGATGGGTCAATTCCTTGATTCAATCTACTAATAGAATTAGCTAATCCTAATCCTACATTTTTTAAATTTGGCAAAATTACTTCATCATTTAACAATACATCACCACTACCAAATTGTAGTGTCATAGTATCATCCGAATTTATTTTTGTTGAAAATCTGTGTGGAACTTTTTGAACTTCTAAAATATATGGAACGGTAGATGATGACATACTCAATTGTCCAGCATTAGATTCGGTATTGGGTTGTTCTACAAATATACTTTCTTGTCCCAAATATGGAACTTCATAATATTTTACATTATTATTGATATCGGTGACTGATGTTATTTGGATTATATTAGTATCCCTTAAATTAGCCGTTGGATATTCATCGTATGCACCAAATGAAATTGTAGTCGATAATTCTCTCGCCGATATTACCTTTACACGTTTAGTGATTAAATATTGCAATGGAGTTCCATTACTATCTCGCTCATATACTTCAACTTCTCTATCAACGGGATTACTAAAATCGACTGTATCAATTGTTCTAAATACAACTTCACTATTAGTTGATGATTGTATCTCCATACCATCTTTTATTTTAAGATAGTATAATTCATTTGGTTCATAATCGGGTGCACCCTTTGTAGGTATCAATTGATATACATTCAATGTTGTTATGGCAGGTGATGTAACTTTTGGTTTATATCCCATTGATTGTGCCAATGCTAATACGTTTTTACGTTCCGTAGCATGTGCTAACATCGATTCTTTTAACTGTGTGTCTTGATAAAATGCCAAAACATCGCCTAATGCAGCCGCTTGTTCGATGAATACCATTCCAGGAGATGATTCATTGAAATCCGAATATGTATTAGGAAAATAAGTTTTAGTATAATCTATAAGATTTTGTTTGAAAGAATCGAAATCCTTTCCCACATAATTTAAAGTTCTATTAGTTCCAAAAGTTTTTTTAATAGGATTTATTGCCATTTTATTTTTCTACATTTATTTGTATCGATTCCAATAACGATGGATTCGATTGTAATGAAAATTTAATATCTAATGCTATACGATTATTATCGATATCATTATCATTATAATCAAATATTATTTCGTTTATACTCAAATATGGTAACCAAACCGAAACTGCACTTAAAATTGAATTTTCAATTGAAGTTTCTATATTATCCATTGGCTCAAATAAAATTTTCCAAATATCACATCCAAATTCAGGTTGCATCAATCTTTCACCCTTTTTGGTTAATATTAAATTTTTTAAATTATCTTTAGCTTGAGATAACGTTGTATAATTTACAGCAAAAATTCCGTTTGAATCAGAACTTCTATTGATTCCGATTCCAAGTATTTTATAATTATTTTGCGTTAAATCGGTAACGTTAACCCTGCCAAGTTCTATTGCCATTATTTAAATCCTTTATATTTTGAATAATACATATAAATGTATTAAAATCTGGAAACCAATTCCGAATAGTTTCTAGTAAGAGCTTTAATCGTTGCATCTTGTAATGCATCGCCCGTTGGTTGAAAATTTGGAATATTTGTCGGAACATTTTCACCTCTGTAATCCATAGTTTCCCATCCATCCGAATCTACTTCCATTTGCGGTTGCATCATATCTAATACACTACCAACCGATTGTGCCGATTCTTTTCTTTGGTCGGATGTGAATGGTTGTGTCATATTCAAAATTTCATTTATCATTGGGTCTTTTGCATATTCTCTCGTGATAGGGCGGTTAGCCGATACGTTGGGTTGCTTTTTTATCGATTTAGTGGCAACTTCGGATACCCGCTTCAAAGAAGTAGTTGGTGATTTTCTTTGAGAATTTAATGTAATGGCGCCCGATTTTATCAACTTAGCTAATTCTTCTTTAACTTGCTGTTTGACTTCGCCTCTAACGACTTTTTCAATCAAGCCTACAATTGATTTTGAATCCATAATGTTATATATGTTTAGTAATAAATATTGAAATATTAAATTATCCTATGATTTTATATCCATTCCAATTTATTATAGCAGGTGCAGGTGGGGATGGTGGTGGATATTGTGCCATGACCGTCATTACTCCACCTACTCCAAGTAAGTGAGTTTTAGCTAAATTTACAAACGGATTAATCAGTGCATTCGTTTGAAAACTAAATTGTAATGTGGGTCGTATGAAATGTATATTAGGTATATTTGGTATTTTACCGTTAATCAACTCCAATGCAGTTGCCATCAATTCCTCTTTTGTTGGAATCTTTTCATCTATCATTTTTTGAAATTCCTCTTTTGTTGGTATTTTTGGTATGTTAATATTTGGTAATTGAATTTCAGGTATTACTCCATTTATAGTATCTTTAAGATATTGTTTTATCTGTTCTTTTGTTGGTTTTGGATTTGGAATATTATTAGAAATTTCTACGACTGTTTGAACATATGATATAATTGGCGCTAATATTATTTCTTCAATTGGAATTATAAGTTGTTCTTTTAATTGTTCCATTGCCTCGTCTAATAATTTAGCAGTTATTTTTTCAATTATTTTTTTCTTTTTTGGCAATTCTGGAAAAGGAATCTTTATTGATTTTTTAAATTGAGAACCGATTGATGGCTTTTTCTTTTTAGCTTGATTATATTTTTCAACTAATAATTTACCTGCTATAATTGCAGGATGTTTGGATATCTTTTCATCAATTTTTTCTTTTTTTAAAATTTTCTGTATCGTATCGTAAACGTTGATATCGCCAACACCTGCTATATTTACTGTCTGTTCTTTCAATGCCTCTACTAATATTTTTGTAGCAGCAACTTCGGCCGTATTTAATACTATTGATTTGGCTAATGCTATGGGATTGGGCCCTATGTTCAAAATTGTACTTGGCGCAGGTGGAGTTGACTGCCACCCCAACGGTCTTAATAACGGATTTGGTAGTGGTGACATTTCCGCACCTAACCAATATGCATCGAATGCGGCCGGACATATTTCTTGAAGTATGTTAAAATTCTCACCACCACTAGCCTGTCCTTTTTTAAACGCCCGTTTTATGACATTAGCCATGCCAACCACATTTCCATTGATTACGGGAACACCGTATATCATATCACCACCACGTTTCATACATTTATCATATTCATTTGCATAAAATTCCGCAAACGAATCGGAATCCTTTCCGAATTGGAAAGTTACCATAGATTTTAAAACATTTATTTTAAATATTGTCCAAGACATTACGATTTACTTAAATAATTTTTAGCAGATAATATTGTATTTAATTTGCTCTTTATCGCCTTATATTTTTGGATATCGAGAAAGTCAGCTGCGGTTGGCCCAGTACAAGTTGCATATACTTGTGCAATTATAACATCTATTAATTCTCCCAGCAATTTTACCAATTCGCCACCCAATACCATATTTTGAACATCTGAACCGGCTTCACCTTCATTTTGAGCTTGGTTTTTACCTAAATAAATTTTACCATTTTCCGAGTTTAAAAATATTTGATTTGCTCCAGACGAATGTATTGTTACATTATTATTGGTGTGTAAATATATATCTTCCTCCGCATCTATTGAAAAATTTCCATCTGTAATAACTCCGGTATTTCCTTTTCCAAAAATAATAAATTCATTAGCCTTCGATGATAATACAACTCTATCGGAATTTACAAATAATTGGTCTCCACTTAAATCTTTTGAATTTGGAAATTCTTTAAATGCGATTTTATCCTTTTTAATTTCTTCTTTAAATGGAACTTTTACTTTATTAGATGTAATATAAATGGATGTCCCATCTTTATTAATATCTTCATCTACTAATTCACCAATTTTTTTAGAATCTAATTCGGGATTTTGTTTGTTTCTAATAAATATTGCAGGTGATGGGGTCTTGCCATCTTCGGTTAGATGCAATTCGCTGAATCTAATAGTGTTCCCAACTCTACCACTTATAATAGTATCACCTTGTTTTGGATTTAAGAACTTAATTCGTTCATTTATTGAATATCCGATTGTAAAGTTATTTGTGTTGGACAATTCAGTCTGTCCGCCTGTGTTTGTAACTTTACGGAGGTTCTCCCCATCCTTATTCTTATCGGATGGGATAGTAACATCGGTTGGTTGTGTGTTTTTGAATGCATCATAAACTCTTCTATAATTGGTATAAGGAGTTACTGAATATGGTAGCCAAAATATATTATTCCTATCAACTTCTAATATTAATACAGTTTCACCGTTAATCGGCATTGTGAAGTTGTTCTTATCAAATGGATATGCATAATATTTGGTAGTCATATTCTCACGTGAATACTTTATTGCTCCATAAAATCTGGCATCAGACTTTGAAAAATCTTTATTTTTATTATAAATGGATACGTAATCAGGATTACCCTTAGTATCGTATGGAGGAAGTTCCTTATCTATTGGATAGACTGTAACAACTGTTGCCAAATATGATTGTATATTGCCCATTATAATTTGGATTTAATATCTTCTATTTCTAACTGAATATCATCTATCTTTTCTTCATTTTTTTTATCAATTGAAGAAATTGTATCTTCTAATTCATTGAGTAATTGTGATTTCTCATTATCACTAAGCCAACCATCTTCTCCAATACCTTTAGATTCGGCTGCGGCTAATCTCTGTGCAATAGTTGCGAGTTTAATTAAGTGGTCATCATTCTTAACAGATGTATCAATCAAATCCCTAATAATCGGTGCAAGTATAGTTGCTTCTCCTACATTTTTTATCATTTTTCGAAGTGATTCAATCATCTCCGAAATATTTTTCTTTTTTACTTGCTGGTTATCGTAAATATCTTTGAATAAAGATGATAGATTTTTACCATCAAATAATTTAAATTCTGCGCTCATTTTGAATTAGTTATACTATATGATATAATTATAAATTTATTAAAAATCAATAGTAGTGTTAGTTTAAATTTTTATGTCACCCTCTCTATCAAATTCATTATAGAGCTCAAGCTGCCTTTCTTTCATCTTATTGACAACTTTTGTTATATAATGAGTAGAATATCCCGTCATTTCTCTAATAAGTAGATACAATGATTTTTTATTGAAACTTTCTATGTAATTTGCTCTACGGAATAGTTCTAATACCGCATCTGCGATTTGTATATCACGTTTTTTTTGAAAAAAGTTTTCTAAGTGAACATCCCAATATTCTAACATTCTATCATTGAATGATTTATAATCATCGTTACGAGCTTCCTCTTCCCAATTATTTTCCGTATCCCAATTATCGGGTAAAGATGATATTATATCGGTATCTTTATATCGTTTGTAGTTTGAATTGTTATTTAGGATTA